GAAGCTGCGCCGTGGAAACCGGACAGCCCGCCTATTTTTTCGGGGGAGCCATGTTTAGTGGAAAGCCGCTTGATTATCAGGACGAGCCGCTAAAAAACGAAGGATTCTGGCCAGACCTGAACCTGAAAGACTTTCAGGCACAGCGAGCGATCCCGGCTGATGTTGATGCGGACACCGTTGCCCAGGCGCTGCTGGCGGCTGTGGCGGAGGTGAATGCGGAGCTGGAAAAAGTGGAAGCCAGCTGGAAGGCAAGGGGGGTTCTGAGCGCAGAGGGCGCGCCGGGGGCTCGGATGGGGGAATTAAATGCCCTTTGTGCGCAGTACATAAAGGCGGTTTTCGCCAGAGCAAAAGCGGACTTGTTGGGAGAGTTCGCCACGGTTGGGCGGCGGGATTCTCACCCTGGCCAGGAAAGCACGGAAACCCGCGCCGGGTTGCTGACTGAAGCCTCTGTGGTGATCCGACGCATTAAGGGACTGAAACGGGCAACGGTGAAAAAGGTATGAATCAGACACAGCTTGAAAACCTGACGGCGTTCTTTACCGACAACGTACCAGCCCGTGCGATGCAGTCATTTAACAGCGTAGTGGATGAAATGGAGTTCGTACCGGCTGCAAAGGATTTGGGGCTGGGGCAGTACCGCCAGGCGGTGATCCGCTATGACGCGGTACTGAGCTGGGAGCGTTTCCCGTAACCATCCTGATGCAACAACATCCGCCAGAGGCTTTACGCAATTAAGTAGCGCCACTGACAGCGACTCTGAAAACCTTGCGTCTACGCCGAAAGCAGTTAAAACCGTCAGCGATAATGTCACGAAACTGGAAAAAAGCCTGGGGACTGCGGCCACAAAAAACGTACAGGAAAGCCGTGACGACATCACAGCCGGGCGCGTGCTGGTTAACGGTGGCGCGGTGGCAGTGCGTTCAGTACGCGCAAAAGCGGGTGAAGCGATAGCAGATGCCAGCGCCCTTCCGGCTAACTCTGTGAGCTTCTGTTATGCCGATGCAGCGTTTTCACCCGGTTATGAAGCGACAATTCTTGATGTAGGTGGCGGCTGGGGGGATTACCGTGTCCAGTACGCCGCGTCGTATGGCGATGGTGGGAAGCGCCTAAAATTCCGCACATTGAACGGCGATAATGGATACTGGGGAAGCTGGACGAACGTTCTGACGAATTACGGTGGAAGCGTAGATTATTTAGACAATGCAAAGTATTTTGCCACCAAAGCGGAATACTGGCAGGGGATCGGTGGTTTTGCACAGCAATACAGTAACGGAACTGCCCCATTTTTTATGCCGGGCTATACCACGCCTAATGGCATGTCGGTGTATCTGCCTATTGTTAAAGGAACAAGCCAAACAAGCGGGCATGGTTATGGTGCATCTGTTAGCTTTGGGATATTGCGAACCGGAAATAATGATTTTGGTTCTGCCGTTATCCATATTCTCGGTGATAGCGGAACCGGTGCAGTATATCAGTTTGGTTATGACGGAACTTTCTATGCCCCCAGTCAAGTAAGCACTGGCGCTAACATCGTCGCTGGTCTGGGGCTTTATGAGTCAGGCGGTGCAGTAAGGGTTTACTCTTCAAATAACCCACCTCCATTAGGTGATGTCGCGTTGGGAGCTGAGGGATCATTCATTGTTGTTAAAAATGGCTGGCAACGTGTACCAGCCGGATGCGCTATGACTGGCTGGAACTATGAAGGTGATAATCCTGGAGGCGATACCGTTTTTTATCGTCCTGTTCAGAAATATTTAAATAATGTTGGATGGGTTACAGTGGGGCATACAGCATGATTATGCTTAAAAATTTTTCACAATATGAACCAGAGTATAAGCAGGTTTTGTTTGATGCTATTTTTCTGGAATCAGAAGATGGGCTGGACTGGTATTATCATATGTCTCGCTTTCAGTCTGATACGCTGAAAATTTGCTTTGATAAAAATAACATTATTCGTTCATTCAGTTATCAGGCGGACAAGTTGTTTCCATTGGGTATGTCTGTGTCTGAAGTGAAAAAAACAGATGTTCCTGAAGGGTTAAATATCAACGGGGAATGGATGTTTTCTGAAGGGACGATTATTTCTGTTCCGTTTGATTATATTCAGGAGGCGGAGCAAAAAAGAATGGATTTAATGAAAGGTGTCAGTGAGAAAATTGATTTTCTCGTGTCGGCTGAAGATGACGGTGATATCACTGATGAGGAGAAGGCTATTCTTGCTCGTTTAGTGTGGATTGGCTCTGGCACAATCAACGTGGCGCAGCTGATGCTCGACACACTCGACGTGGTGAAAGAGCTGGCAGAGCAAACGGCAAGCCACACGCACAGCAATACGGGAGCACCGACCAACGCGGGAGCCATACGGAATACCGGAACGAAAGCGGACACGCTGAACGGTAAATACTCCCCGGTGATTGGCAAGTAAACCTGTCCAGAACATAACCCGCGAAAGCGGGTTTTTTTATGCCCTTCATCCCCTGGCGGGGATATCTCTTTTCTTACCTCTTAAGCGGCTATCGCTACGCGCTGTCAGCGGCGCTCTGGCGCGTTCAGCCTTTTCGCGCACTCAGAGCCACCCTTAAAACAGATCGTGTCCACAGCGGGGCGCTGGCGCGTCACAGCACGGCCAAAAAAATCTTTCGCAGACCAAAATCGCACTACACCGCACCCGCCTGCGGTTTTTGGATCATAAAAATTTTTCAGTTTTATTTTTCTTCAAACCAGACCGTCAGACCGTGCCAGTGCTGGCGGCTTTGCGGAAAACCGAAACTGAAAACATTGAAAAGAATTTCAGTGTTTTTCAGTTTACTATAGTGTTTGGTATCAATGTCATGGGTTTAAAGTGTTGATATTATTGTCTTTTATATTTTTTAGTCTCTGTGAAGCGTTTTTAGAAACCCCCTTCTCGCAGCTCCGTATGGCTTTGAAGAGCTACCGGAAACTGAAATGTATAAACAAACTGGATTTCAAATTGATTCATTATCTTATAATGTGGAGGAAAGACAACGTGTGACTGATAGGAACAAACATGGATAGCTCTCTTACACTTACTGTTGCACAAAGTGAAGCTTGGCAACACGCAGCATTGATTCTAGCCAAAAAAATAGGAGTAGGTTCCAAAAAATCCAATGCCGAGTTAAAAAGTTTATTATTAAATTTTGGGAGTATACAAAAGCTATATGATTATCACTTTTCAATGATACCACCCGATTCGGATATAGTTTCTAAGCTTGATAAGATATTTTCAAATTTGAAAGTAAATTTTGGAGTGATTAATTGTTTAGACGATAATTATCCAGATTTGCTTCAAGATATTTATGGTGCTCCACCTGTTTTGTATTATCGAGGTGATATTAATATTTTGAAATTACCTCGAAGCATTTCTTTTGTTGGTACAAGGAATCTTGATAATCCTGAACATATTACGCAAGGTTTAAATGCCTTGGAACGGCTTGTAAACGCCGGTTTTCAGGTTATTGTCAGCGGACTTGCAAAAGGTTCGGATACGCTTGGCCATCAAACAGCAATAAAACTTGGAGCAAAAACGATAGCGGTTTTAGGTAACCCTATCAATATTGCCTATCCAGCTGAAAACAAAAACCTTCAAGAATTGATTGCGAAAGATCATCTCGTTTTGAGTGAATATCCGGTTGGTATACTTTCTCAAGGCTCATATTTTGCGAACAGAAATCTCACAACAGTTAGCCTTTCAAGAGAAGGTGTTGTGGTAGCAAGAGCTGGAGATAAAAGTGGAACTCAATATGCGATAAGAACATGTGTTGAACAAAACAAAACTGTTTATGCGTTAGAAAATAATATTCATGAACCAGAATATCAGTGGGTTCATAAGTATAAAAACTCGATTAAAGTTGTTAAGGATAGATAAAGGGAATTTACCATGAATTCAAGAGCTATAATCTTTGACTTAGATGATACAATCTTTGCTACAGAAGAATTTAAACCATACCTCCGAACCGAAATTGGACGAGAAACCATTCCTGGTCTTATTGAACGCGATGAGATTGAAGTGCGAGAAAGGCATCAGGGCGTTGTGGAATACATCAATAAACTGATAAATAGTGGGATTGCTGTCTTTATATTCTCTGACTCTCCCTCGGCTTATTGTTTTGCTATTCTTGATAAAGGTGGTGTCAAAGTAAGTCGAGACAATATTTATTGTAGTCAACATAAACCTACAGTTGATGATAATATTATCTTTACTTCATATCAAGATATTTTGGTGGTTGGTGATAGTCCCAAAGATATATATTTTGCTCATTTAAGAGCTTTCCCCTCTATCTTGCTTGGACGATTGAGCAAAAAATCCTGTGAATATTATAATCGCTGGACAAAGCCAAGTGCTATATGTACAAATCTGGATGAATTGAAATCTGCTGTTGATGACTATCTAAATGGACAGTTGGTTTTCCAGCAACATGATTTTAAAAGAAATTATGATACCGTCGATCCTGATGAATGCGATTTAACAACAATACCATCAGAAAATATAGGGCATGCCTTTGAATATTGGCCAAATTCAGATGACTGGGATGACGTAGAAGAACGAAAAAAAGTTTGGTTTGAAGTAAAGAGATCAATTAAAGTTGCAAAAGAATTAACTCAAAGCCAAATAGAAAATAGTGAAAGAGTTGCATTTTACAATCGAAATAAAACAATCGGATATGGAAAAGCTTTTAAAGCATTGATGTGGGTATCATTCCAGGAGTTTGTAAAATGGGCGAAAAAAGAGAAGCTAACTGGGAAAATATATTTGGTTCCTACACCACCCTCAGTTCCGATGGAATGTAATAAATCATTTCCGATGCTAATTTTGGCTGAATGGTGGTCAAAGTATGCTTATTTTGCGCGGAAAAAGGGTGAGATAAACTTTATTCTTGAACATTTTTACATCGTTGAACGCTTTTTGCCAACGCCTCCAGCTCATATGTCAAATGGAAGGAGAGAGGTTAGGCCCCATCTGGAGACATTAGGTACTTATAAGAAAATCAAAAAAAATGATGGAACGGCTGTAATAATTTTAGATGATATAGTTACCTCTGGAACTCAAATGA